TACTCTATAGCAACACCACAGGTTCAAATAACACAGCAAGTGGGGCAAATGCACTCTTTAGCAATACCACAGGTTATAACAACGTAGCAAGTGGTTATCAAGCACTCTATTACAACACTACAGGTTCAAATAACACAGCAAGTGGTTATTCTGCACTCGTTAACAACACCACAGGTTCAAATAACACAGCAAGTGGTATGTATGCACTCCTTAGCAACACTACAGGTGCTAGCAACACAGCAAGCGGTTCTCAAGCACTCTATAGCAACACCACAGGTAATTCCAACACAGCAAGTGGTTTACATGCACTCTATAGCAACACCACAGGTCATCACAACACAGCAAGTGGTCAATCTGCACTCTTTTACAACACCACAGGCTCTGGTAATACTGCACTAAACCCGCTAAATAGCGCAGGCGCTTACGCACCTGTATTTGACCCAACAACAGAGAATAACCGCTTCTGTATGGGTTCAACAGGTGTAACCAACGCCTATATTCAAGTGGCGTGGACTGTAGTTTCTGATGCTCGTGATAAGACTGAGTTTGCACCCGTCCCACATGGTTTAGCTTTTGTTAATCAGTTAAAACCAACTGCTTATCGCTATAAGTTAGATCGTGAAAGCACCGAAGCACACGGTCCTGTTCGATATGGTTTTAAAGCACAAGATGTGTTGGAATTGGAAGGCGATAATCCAGTTATCATAGATGCTGAAGATGCCGATAAACTGCGCTTCAACGATCAATCATTGTTAGCTGTTTTGGTTAATGCCATCCAAGAACTCAAAGCAGAGCTAGACGAACTTAAATCTCAATTAGGAAAATAAACATGACTGAAATCGCAACCCCAGTGAAACAACCCACAGCAGAAGAAATCGCTCGTCACTATTCCGCAGCGATGGACTCCGTCAATCTTATCAACGCTGGTCAACCGGAAGGCATGGATGACGAAGACTGGGCAGATACAGTGGCTCGAAACAAAGAGCACCTGATTCTGATGCTGGCAAAAGACTTTTGGACTACTGAAGATTTACAACAGTTAAAAGACGCGGTGAAATAAACATGACAGCAACATTAATTTGGTCAATCGACTGGTTACAAACTAGCACCCAAGAGATCGAAGGCTATGAAGAAGTAGTCTTACAGGCAGGCTGGCGTTTAAACGGTGAAGAAGACACAGCGACAACCAGCTACTACGGCTCAGTGTCTTTTTTACCCCCACAGCCTAACGATCCTAACTTTATCCCGTATAATGAACTGACTCAAGTTCAAGTGCTTGAGTGGGTCTGGAAATCAGGTGTGGACAAAGACGCTACAGAAGCGGCAGTCACTCAAAGACTGAACGAAACACTGAACCCAGCGGAAGTTCAACTGCCATTACCGTGGATAAAAAATGATTAATTTAGAGCTAACAATTGAAGAAGTGAACGCTGTCCTGCAAGTGCTAGGCGATCTGCCAACTAAAACGGGCGCATGGCCATTGATCGTTAAGATTAAAGAACAAGCAGAACCGCAAGTTAAAGAAGAAACACCTGCTGAATAAATGGCATAGACGGAGGTACTACCGTGCCTCCGATAAAAAAGAAGGACATTATTTAAACCCCCTGCGCCATACCCCAAAACCAAGATAGATGCAGGGTTAACAAAAGTTTAAGGGTTTGGAATTGCTAACATGAGCGGACACGAAGAAAACGAAAGTTTAAAGATAGTAGACACTAGTGATAGTCTAACAAAGGACGAGTTACAAGAGCTTAAAAGGCTAGCGTCGATGTCTAAGACTGCCCGTACTGTGATCGCAGTAGTGATTGGCGCTATTATGTTGGTCGGCGGGGACAAACTGTTGGGTTTCTTACAATCACATACCCCGGGGTCACACTAGTGCCTAGTACCAGTAAGAAGCAGAAAAATTTCATGGCAGCAGCTGCTCATAATCCTGAGTTTGCCAAGAAAGCGGGTATCCCAGTCAGCGTAGCTAAAGAGTTCAACGCGGCGGATAAAGGTAAAAAATTCAAATCGGGAGGCGATGTGGCCAATCTAAAGAAACTGTTTAAAGGTAAAGACACTAAAGCTGAAGAGCTAAAAGAAGCCAAAGCGATTAAGTCCGGTAAAATCTCTCCAGAACAATATGCCAAAGGTGAAGAAATGGAAAAGAAAATGAATAAAGGTGGTAAAGCTAAAAAATACGCCGCGGGTAAGTTGGTGTCAGCAACATCTGATGAAGGCAACGACACCATTCGTCCTGAAGAGATGAAAGATAAAGGCAAGCGCTATGCTAAAGGCGGCGTAACTCGCGCAGACGGTTGCGCTAAAAAAGGCCACACAAAAGGTCGGATGGTGTGACCATGATCCCAGCTAAAGGTATTCCAGCGAAAGCGATTCCTGCTCACGGCAATAAGCCTGTTGACCCTAAAAAACCTAAGTCTAAGAAGGCTGTGGAATGATGGCGTCACGTGGTATGGGGGATATTAACCCTAGCAAAATGCCGGGCAAGAAGGTTATCAAACGAAAAGACAAGCCTGAAGATGTAGATGTGTACAAAAAAGGCGGTCGAATCAAAGGTAAGGGTAAATAATGACTACGAGCGGTACTAGCACATTTAATCTGGATCTCAACGACATCGTTGAGGAGGCCTTTGAGCGTTGTGGTAAAGAGCTACGCACGGGTTATGATTTGCGTACTGCTCGTAGAAGTTTAAACCTGCTGACAATCGAATGGTCAAACCGTGGTATCAATTTATGGACGATTGAAGAAGGCGTTGTGCCTTTAGTTCAAGGACAGATTACTTACGATTTACCCGCAGACACTATAGACTTATTAGACCAAGTGACTAGAACAGGCACAGGTCAGAACCAAATTGACATCAATATCAACAGAATATCTGAGTCTACTTACGCAACCATACCGAATAAAAATGCTACAGGGCGCCCTATACAAGTTTGGATTAACAGACAATCAGGCGCGGCTTATCCGGTTACTGGAGTTAAGTACCCTCAAATTAATGTTTATCCTGCGCCAGACCAAGGCTCAGAAGCTTCTCCGTATTATTACTTTGTGTATTGGCGCTTACGTCGTATACAAGATGCAGGCAACGGGGTTACTACACAGGATATACCATTCAGAATGCTGAATGCGCTTGTTGCAGGCTTGGCTTATTACTTAAGTATGAAGCTGCCGGACATTGATCCTAACAGGATCCCGATGTTAAAAGCCGATTACGAGCAGCAGTTAGATCTGGCTGACGGCGAAGATCGCGAGAAGGCTTCCTTCCGCTGGGTCCCAAGGACGCTGTATTATGGCAATTAAATACGCTTCAGCTAAGAACTCAATTTCTGAATGTGATCGTTGTGGGTTTAGGTATCCGCTAAAGGTTTTGCGTAAGTTAACAATTAAGACGAAGCAAGTAAGTATTAAGGTCTGCCCCACCTGTTGGGAGGAAGATCACCCGCAGTTGCAAATTGGCATGTTCCCGGTTTATGATCCACAAGCCGTAAGAGAACCGAGACCAGATACTAGCTATTACCAATCGGGCTTAAATGGCTTACAATTAACCCATGCCGATAATGGGACGCCCGACGGTGGTAGCAGGTTGTATCAATGGGGTTTTAATCCTGTTGGCGGTGCTAGAGCAAACGACGCGGGGCTTACCCCAAATTATCTTGTTGCCACGACATACGTAGGCGACGTAACAGTTACAGTTAACTAGGAGGCTTTATGGCTTACAGATCAGCAGCAGATGGCGTTACTAAAAAAGGTAAAACCAAAGGTAAAAACTTAGGTGATACAGGGCCTAATAAAGGTATTGATGGCGATGTTGCGAAAGGCGGCAAAGCTAAAACTGTTGAGTCTAGTGCGATGAAAAAATTTGGTCGCAACATTGCGCGGGCTAAAAACCAAGGCGGCAAATAATGGCTCAAGATAACAAAGACAAAAGCTTTATCGACAGCTTAAATATCGCTGCGGGTAACGTCAGCAAAGGTAACACAAAACCTGAGAAGACTGACGGTGTTGTGACCCGAGGTAATGGCGCTGCGACTAAGGGCACTAAGGCCAGAGGGCCGTTAGCGTAATGGATTACTCATCTCTTTGTGCCGACATACAGGGTTATGTTGAGAACAGTTTCTCAACCGATCAGCTAAATCTGTTCATTGCTCAAGCAGAGCAGCGTATCTACAACGCCGTTCAGCTGCCGGATCTTCGTAAAAATGTAACAGGCACTTTGAGTTCTGGTAGTCCTTATTTGTCTTGCCCCGATGACTTTTTGGCACCCTATTCTCTGGCGGTGATTGACGGAAGCGGTAACTATTCATACCTGCTTAACAAGGATGTTAACTTTATTCGTGATTCTTACCCCAATCCAACTGACACAGCAGCGCCTAAATACTATGCGATATTTGGCCCACAATCAGCAGACATTAAAGAGCTTACGTTTATCTTAGGCCCAACGCCTAATGGTAACTACACCGTAGAGTTGCATTACTTCTACTACCCAGAGTCAATCGTGACAGCTAACAACACATGGCTTAGCGATAATTTTGATTCGGTCTTGCTGTGGGGCTCTATTGTTGAAGCGTACATTTACCTTAAAGGCGAGCCTGATTTAGTCGCAACCTATCAAAAACGATACGATGATGCGCTGGCGCTGTTGATGAATTTGGGTAATGGCAAAGATCGTTCTGACGCTTATAGAAGCGGACAATATAGAGTGCCTGCCCGATGATTCAGCAAACGCAAACTACATCGTTTAAGAAAGAGTTGTACGAAGCAATCCATGATTTATCCACAGATGATATTTATATCGCGCTGTACACAGCGAATGCGTCACTCGATCAAAACACAACCGCGTATTCCTCAGATAATGAAGTATCTGGCACAGGGTATACAGCGGGAGGACAACTGTTGCTGAACCCAGTGATAAGAACTTCTGATTACACAGCTTATGTGACGTTTGATAATGCACAGTGGGCGGCGGTAATTACAGCGCGTTGTGCGCTGATTTATAATGCGAGTAAAGCAGACCGGTCGATAGCAGTGTTGGATTTTGGTTCAAACAAGACTTCGACAACAACTTTCACAGTGACTATGCCTGCGAATACTGCAGATAGCGCGTTGATTCGATCGTCTAACTAAGATGACATGGTCTCCTGTCGATACTTATTACTACTCAAAACTCTTAACAGAACAGGGTAGTTTTTTAATCACCGAATCGGGGGGTTATCTGACAGTGGAATCAGCATCTGTACCTAGCTGGGCAGACATTAGCAACGTACAAGTTGCAGGCTGGACTATCACGAATACAACTCAAATTCCCAGTCCATCGTGGACTAATATACCTACATACTAGGGGAAATTAATGACTACGACGTATACGACCTTATTAGGCTACGCGCTTCCAGAGACCGGAACACTAGAAGGTCTATGGGGCAGTGAAGTTAACGATAGCATTACACAGCTAGTAGAGGATTCAGTAGCGGGGTACGCTACGGCAAGTGTGACTTCTGGTAACTGGACGTTGAGCGATACGGGTACTGGGCTAGCCAATGAAGCAAGGATGATGGTGCTTATCCCTACGGGTACGCCGGGCGTTAGCCGCAATATCATCGCGCCAGCGCATAGTAAAATGTATGTGGTTGTGAATCAGTCCGACGGCGAGGTTGTTGTTAAAGGCGCAGCGACTACAGGGGCTACTATTCAGCCGTACTATACTGCGGTGGTTGTGTGGAACGGCGCTGACTTTGAAGAGATTAGTCCTACTCTAGCTAAATACGCGCTTAATCTGGTCGGTGGTGTTGAAGGTTCTATCCCATATCAATCGGGCCTAAGCGAGACTGCCTTATTAACCCCTAGTACTGCCGGAAAAGTATTAACCACACATGGTGTTGGCGCTGCTCCAACATGGGAAACACCAACAGCAGAACTACCTAGTCAATCAGGTCATGCGGGCGAATTTCTAACAACCGACGGTACGACAGCTAGTTGGGCGCCGGAAGCTGCCGGCGGTATCACA